ATCAGAGGATACCATAAGTGGATGGATGGCGTAAGCGGTCACCTGTAACCACCGTGAATAATAAATCCACCGTCCGGCCTATTGCCGCGCACGAGCTCTCGATCGTAGCGAGCGACATTCGCGGGCTTCGCGTTGAGCGCCTTGACAAAGCTCAATGCCTCTTGAGCATTAGTCTTGATCGCCTCCGAGAGCGGGAAGCCGTATTCCGCGCACAATTCTTTCGCCAGCAGCCACTTGAGCGTTCTCGAATAGCCTTGCGGCATGACGAGAACCTGATTCAACGTCAGGTTCGACAGGATCGTGTCGGTGAAAAGGTGCAGCTCTGCGTTGTTGCCAGGCGTCTGGTATGCATTGAGCAGCCCGTACGGGAACTGGTTGTTGTACCAGGCGACCGTCGGCCACGGACCAGGCTGCGCCTTGTACAGTAGTTCCGTGTACTGAGATTCCGTGTAGGCGACATCGAGCGTGAAGTCCAGCGCATTGAAGCGCGTAAAGCCGTGCGTGATCCGCAACGGTCGTGGGATCGGAAAATCTCCCGGCACCGTGTACGAGAAGCTATCGGCGCCATTGGAGTTCGCGGTCGCATTGGCCGACATGGTAACGGTCGTTGAGCCGATCGCCAGCACTGTCGTCAGCGCCGGAATCAAGCCCTGCACGTCGGTCAGGATAGAGCCCGAGCCGCATACGTAGGCGGCGGCAGCGCCTGCGACCAGATTGGCCGGCATGTTCGTAATCGCCGTGATCGTGGGCGAGCCGCTCGTCAGCGTACCGGTGAATGGGCCGGAGCCAAGCAACGTCATGATCGGATTGCCGACCGTGTACAGGCGCTTTTGCGCGGTCCAGGTCAGGATGTTCTCATTGGAGCCGAACACGTACTGCTTGTCGATCGAGAGCGAATCGAGCAGGTCATTCAGCGTGTCAAGGCAGTCGGCCTCATCGGGCGCGGCAATCTGCTCGCCCGACTGGTAGGAGTTGATCCGGCGCAACGCGCCTTGGATCAGGTTAAGCGCTGTCGTGACTCCGATCGTCATACCTGTGTCCCTCCGGCCGGATAGGCGACGCTGACCGGCAAGTTTGACACGGTAAGCGTCATCGGAGAATTGGCGAGCACGCCGGTCGTGCCGCTGGCGGGCGACTGCGCGGTAACGAAGTTCGGCTTAGCCGCTGTCGTCTGTACCCAAATGATCGACACTGGATCAGCCTGAAAGTAGCCCAGCGGCAGAACGCGCACGCCAGCGGCTACGAGCGCGGTCAGAGCGGCCGGATATTCGAGCCCGACGACGTTTGGCATCGTAGGCATCGGCGCATCATTTGAAAGTCAGCTCAGCCCAGATGAGCGAAATGTCCGCGACCATCGTCGAAATCGTCGCCCCTGCGGCCACCGACACCCAGTCGCCCGGACTCGCGATGATCAAGCCATCCAGCGGCTCGATCAGGCCCCCGGTAATGCCAGCGGTCGCTGTCGCATCGACCTCGTGCGTCGCTAGGAACGCGACGCCGGCATTCGCAACGGTGCCCTTGTTGTAGACGTTGCAGGCCGGCGTCTGATTGAATCCGGGGCGCGTGCAGCCGACTCCGGTGATCGTGGTTGTAGAGGTCGGGGCCGATGTCTGCCCGGTTCCCCAGGTGATTCCGACCACGCCGGCCGCCCCTGGTGCCGTCGTCCAACCGAGCGAGACGCCCAGGATGATCGCCAAGACCTTACTGGTACCGCCGGCAGCTTGGCCGGTGTTATTCCACAGCAGTGGGCCGCCTGTGGCTGCTGCGGTACCGAAGGCCGTCATGCCGGTGAGGGCCGCGGTGGCGACGAACACCTGCCCGGCGCGCGCGAGCTGGTAGTAGCTGTCGGCCTCCGAGGAGTTGCGGCTGATGATCACGAGACGATCTGCGACAGAGCCGAATTGTTCGAGACCAGGTTTTCCGGGCGCGAGACCTCGATGTAGTACACCTCGTTCGCGGTGGGCGTGATGGTGGCGGCGGTGGCGTTGATGAAGGCGATAGCGAGCGTATTCGATGCCGAGACGCGCGTGTTGACGATGCCCAGGCCCGTCTGCGTGGTCGGCTTGCTGATGTCCACCATGTCGCCCAGCAGCAGCCCGTTGACGGTGAAGGTCTGCTCCACGGTCGTGTTTGGCGCCACCGAGGAAGGCGAGATCGTGATCGCCAGCACCCATTGCGCCTTGATGTTGCCGTAGGAGATCGTGCTCGGATTTGGCATGGCTTTCCCTCACGCCGCCTTTTGCAGCAGCCCGCTTGCGACGCAGTGATCGTAGAAGTTGCCGCGCCAGGCGCGCGAGCCGCGATGGGTGAAGCCGACATCGGCATCGACCCACAGGAAATTGCCGGTCTCGCACCAGCGCCGGCAAAACCAGATGTCCTCGCCATAGGCGCTCTCGTCCGCCTCGAGCCGGAAATAGGGCTTGGCGAGCTTCGCGAATGCCGAGCGCTTGATGCGCAGGAAGGCGGTCGGGATTTCGAGCGCCTGGAAAAGCCCGTCCTCGATGACGCCGGTCAGCGCGCCCTGGTGGTACTCGCTATTGCTCTCGGCGCTGCGCTTGGGCACGAGGCCGCCCACGACCTCCTGCCGATGCGACAGGATGCGCGGCAGCACGCGCGCATCGAAGCCGACATCGGCATCGACGAAAATCAGATCGTCGGCATCGCTCGCCAGGAAGGCATCGACGATCGTGTTGCGGATCCGGCCGAGACACGCGCCGGCGCCCGCATTGACGTTGCGCTGCAGGCGCACGCCCAGCCGCGTGAGGAGGATGGCGGCCTCTACCATCGAATGATCGTGATCGATAGAGACCGCCATGTCGAAGCACGGCGTGCCGAAGAATACCGTCTTCGGCAACGCCGGGGCGGCGAGTTCGGCCATGCTTACCAATCGATCTGGTTACCAGAGGCCGGAGCCGACCAGTTCGGCTGCACGCGCAGCACGGTCACCACGTAGACCTGAGCGGAGGTCGGCGTGATGGTGGCCGCCGTCACATTGGCGAAGTTGATCGCCAGCGTATCGGCAGCGGAAACGCGCGAGCCGCCGATCACCAGGCCCGCCTGGGTCGTGGGCTTCTGCACCAGCACTACGTCGGTTATCAGCAGGCCAATGCCGGTCGTGGCGAAGGTCTGCTCAGCCGAGGTCGCGCCGGACACGGAGGCCGGCGACAGCGTGAGGTTGAAGATGCCCATCTTCCAGACATTGCCGACCGGCATCTGGACGGTATCGGGCAGGCTCGCACTTTGCGGGCCCGGGTTGGAGCCATCGACGTTGGTAACTGCGGGGAAGGCCATCAGATTCTCCCGAAATCAAACGACATGCTTCCAGCTCCGGCCGGCGCGGATATGGCGGATCGCGCCAATCGAAAGGCCGTACTTCTCGGCACACTGGCGGGCTGTTTCGCTAGAGGCCCTGATGGCTCGCACAATCTCTTCTGTAACGATGGCACGCCCATGCGATTCCCCTTTGCATCCGCGCGGACCCCATCGTTTCTTCGAGACGGAATCAATCGCATTGCTGCGCTGATCCCCCAAAAAAAGATGCTCTGGATTGACGCAGCTAGGATTGTCGCAACGATGGAGCACACCCAGCGTACCGTACGCTGAATCATCTTTCGGAATCGGGCCGCAAAAGACGATCCACGCTGCGCGGTGCGCAAGCTCACGTGTGCCTCGAAACCGCATCTGCCCATAGCCGAGCGGCGTGCGCGACGCCTGCCATTCCCAGCAGCCATTTGCAGCCACCAGGATCTTGGCCTTGATGCGATCGCCATCAGAAAGATGCCGAAGCACTTGGCGCACCGGAGCCGCCATGCTTTTGCCGTCTCGCGCGCGGCGATAATGAACCGAGCACATCCCGAGTGATCGTGCAGGACGGTCGCAGCCGACGATACAGCATTTCCCAGCCATGAGAGCGCTCCTTTGAGAAGGAACGCCGAAGTATACATAGCAATGTATATGCCGTAAATGACGGGTCGAACCGCGCTCATCCGCTCACCCGTACACCGAGAGAGCGGTAGAGAGACGAGAAACCGTACGCGATATCCATACGCGTTGGTTCAGCATCGTTGTTTATAGTATACTGCGTCGCTATTCTAATGGATATACCCAGATCCTCGTCGTAGGCGCGAGAGGCTTCCACCGCGGTCCGGGGGAGAGGGAGATCGACGAACGCGAGAGCGTACGCGTCGCGGTGGAAGTACAGGTTCTCGGTCGAAGCCGTGGCCGAGGCCGCACCGCCGTTAACCGTGATCGTGTAGGGCGACACCGGAGCGGCCGATGAGTTCTGGAACTGGCCGCCGGAGATCAGGCACTCGCCCACGGTAACCGTCAGCAGGCCGCCGGCCGTGCAGGTGTAAAGGCCCGTGGCCGCGTTGAAGGTGCCGTGATTGAGCGTGGCGGTGGCGAACTGCGGGCCGCCCGGCCCTGCCGTGCCGGTCATCTGCGCATAACCTCCCGGCGGCAGCACCACGAACTGCTTCAGGGTGTTGCCGTACCGGCCGCGGTTCTGCGGGTTCACCGGATACACGCCCTTGATCTGGATCGTGTCGCCCACGTAGAGCTGGGCGGTCGCATTGCCGAGTCCGGAGATTTCGAACGTGCCGGTCTGCGCCCATCCGGAGGTCAGGAGCGCCGTGCCACCGGTGGGTGAGGTCGCCCCGGCCAGCACCGGCGTTCCGTCGAGCGTGCCGGTCGTGTAGTTGGCGATGTTGGCATCTTCGAACCAGTCGGCCCCGGCCGTCTTGGCCGCGACCATGCCGGTTTCGAAGAGGTCGCTGATCTTCGCTTGCGGGTTGAACAGGCCCTTGAGGGAATCGGCCATGCTCGAGCTCGCCAGCGGGTGCAGCACCGCGGTTGGCATCATGCCCTTCGGCATGCCCTCGGATACCAGAATCGCGCGAGCATCGGAGAACGACTTGAACGCCGTCGGCGTTGTGCCGGGCGTGCCGAGCCGGTTCGCGGTGTTTTGGAGGGCGAAGTAGGCGCCGTCGTTGTCCACTCGGTTTGCCGTAGCGATGCAGGCCGGGTGGATGAACCGCTCCTCGAACTCGTCGATGTCGAGCAGCATGTTGATCGTGTTGAACTGGATATCGACGTGGAACTGGTACAGGATGTTCACCGGCACGTAGTTTTCCGTGCTCGGCTCCACGTTCAGCGCCGGGCCGAAGGTGCCCAGGTACCGAGGCGGCAAGCGGACATTGCAGGTCGCGCCGATCTTGCGGCCCTTCTGTCCGAATTCCTTGTCATCCTTGCCTTCAACCGGCCCCAGCTACGGGATCGGCCCGCGAGTACCTTCCTCGCTGCCCCGGCTTTCACCGGGGGGGAGACTATATCTTCACGCGGCTCGCGTAACGAGCGATAGAGCCGCGGTGCTGCGCTTCGGGGCGCTTGCCCCTACCTCTTGCGAGTAGTCGTTACACGTTCCACGATGCGGGCAGACGCCACCATTCATGCGCTTCCCGAAATTGCAGTTCATGCACAGGACCTGATAACCAGGCGGGAAGCATCGCTTCGCCAGCCAAGTGTATGTCCAGATTCCTGCAGCATTCGCTCGACCTGCAATCTTTCGGCGTTCCGCTGCGCCGTTGTTTTCGATGTGATCCAGCGTCAAGAAAGCCAGTTCACGCTCTCCGCAACATGCACAGACGGCACCACCATATGCAGCGAATGTCGCTAATCGAAGATTCTTCCTGCGCTCTCGATTCAAGGGATTTTCCTTGGCTCGAATCTTTTCCCGATTTTTCCGGTAGAACGCCTTCGTCACCTTCATGTAGCAGAGCTTGCAGTTCGGGGCGTGATACTGGCGCGTCCTGTGATAGTAGAACTCGCTCAGATCCTTTTCTTCACCGCAAATCGTTGCATACTTTCATCGTGGCTTCGCTCGGTATTGCCTTGAGTACTCAATTGTACCGTTAGGGTTCCACCGAGTTCACAGCATTTAACGTCAGCAGGACTACTGTTTACTGACGGTTAAACTTGTCGGTCAACACACACATATTGGCCAAGACTGGCAAGGCCCTATTTGTGATCATGCTGATCGTAAGCAGCTGGTTGGCCACAGTTCATTTCCCGCGTCAATACGACGCAAAGACTGCACAGTTTTCCGCGAAATCAGTGTCGCTTGC